AGTTCATAAAGAAAAGATTAATAAAAAAACAAGTTCTAATAATACCGCGTGGTGGCGCAAAGACTATGTATTTATCAGTTCTTCATAGTTATATGCTAAATGTTATACCAAAAACCACACACCAAATAACTACAGCGCCAACTATGGCACAAGCGGATGAAGTTTTAAGTCCGATTCGAACATCAATAGTTAGAGCCAGAGGACCTCTGTTTAAATTCTTGACAGAAGGGTCTCTACAAAATACAACTGGATCTAAAATGAAAAGGGTGAAGCTATCACCTACCAAAAAAGGAATTGAAAATTTTCTTACCAATTCACTTTTGGAAATTAGGCCGATGTCAATTGATAAATTACAAGGATTAAGACCTAAATTAGCTTCTGTAGACGAATGGCTCTCTGGAAATACAAGAGAAGACGTAATAGGAGCAATTGAGCAAGGTGCATCAAAAGGCGATGCCTACTCAGATGACTACTTGATCGTTGCAACATCTTCAGAGGGCACAGTTCGTAACGGACCAGGTGACACCGTCAAAATGGAACTACTTCAGATTCTAAAAGGGGAGTATATAAATCCCCATATTTCAATTTTTTACTATAAGCTGGACTCATTGGAAGAAATCAACAATCCGGCATTATGGGAAAAGGCACAACCAAACATAAATAGAACTGTTTCGTACGAAGCATATCAACTTGATGTAGAAAGAGCTGAAAAAGCACCAGCAACAAGAAATGATATAATTGCTAAGCGGTTTAATATACCATTAGAAGGCTACACTTATTACTTCACATATGAAGAAACACTTCCACATACTAGAAGAATGTATTGGAATATGCCATGTGCTTTGGGTGCAGACTTATCACGAGGCGATGATTTCTGTTTCTTTTCATTCTTATTTCCTTTAAGAAGAGAGGAGTTTGGGATAAAATCAAGAGCATATATTTCAGAAATAACATTAAAAAAACTACCATCAGGACTTAGAAATAAGTATGATGAATTCATTAATGAGGGTAGTTTAATAATTATGCCAGGTGCAGTTTTAAATATGATGGAGGTATATGATGATCTCGATCAACATATCATTAATATGAAATATGATGTTCGATGTTTTGGTTATGACCCGTATAATGCGAAAGAATTTGTTGAAAGATGGTGTATCGAAAATGGACAATATGGAGTTGTCAAAGTTCCACAAGGTGCTAAAACAGAATCGGTTCCTTTAGGAGAGTTAAAAACCCTAGCTGAACTTAGAAGTTTACTGTTCGACGAGGAAATAATGTCATTCTGCTTTGGGAATGCGGTTGTTTTAGTAGATAATAATGGTAATAGAAAACTCTATAAATTAAGAAGCGATCAAAAAATCGATGGTGTTGCAGCTTTAATGGATGCATATATTGCATTTAAAGCCAATACTGAGGAATTTTAAAAGAAAAGGAGGTGAAATATTCTAGTGAATTTTTTAGCTCACGCATGGTCTATATTTAAAGACAAAGTTATGCAGAATAAAAGAGTAGAAGGCCCAAGTAGTAGTGAAAAACTTCATAAAACAAAATACTTCTTCTTAAATGATAGAACTATAACTGCTAGTATTATAAATAGAATTGGAATTGATGCTGCAGCATTACCGATAAGACATATAAAAGTAAATGATCAAGAACAATATGTTCGTGATATGCCTACTAATTTAAATAAGTGCTTTACTAGAAAAGCAAATATTGATCAAATAGGACGTGCTTTTATACAGGATGCCGTAATGTCATTATGTGATGAAGGTGTCATTGCTATAATACCAACAGATACTGTTCTAAATCCAAATCAAACTGCTGGTTATGATATTTTATCATTAAGAATAGGTCAAATATTAGAATGGTTTCCAAAACACGTTAAAGTTCGTGTTTATAATGAAGAAACCGGATATAGAGAAGATATAATTATCGGTAAGGATATTGCTGCCATAATTGAAAATCCTTTATATTCTGTGATGAACGAACCAAATTCAACTCTAAAAAGACTAAGTAGAAAAATATCACTACTAGACCAATATGATGAAAATACAGTTTCTGGTAAATTGGATATTTTGATACAACTACCTTATGTTATAAGAACTGAAGCAAGACGTGCTGAAGCTGAGAGAAGGAAAGCGGATATTGAAAAACAATTGGAAGGTTCTAAATATGGTATTGCATATACTGATGGAACTGAAAGAATAATTCAACTTAATAGAGCTGCTGAAAATAATTTGCTATCTCAAATCGAATACTTAACGAGAATGCTATTTGGCCAGTTAGGAATAACAGAGAACATATTTAATGGAACAGCTACAGAAGAAGAATTATTAAATTATTATAACAGAACCATTGAACCAATATTATCTTCCATAACTGAAGGAATGGAAAATACATTTTTATCTAAAACCGCCCTAACACAAGGTCAGAGAATAGTATTCTTTAGAGAACCATTTAAATTACTTCCACTTAAAAATATTGCAGAAGTTGTGGATACGTTTACTCGTAATGAAGTTCTATCATCAAATGAAATTCGTTCAATCATGGGATTCAAACCAGTTGATACACCGCAGGCAAATGCATTGCGAAATGCAAACATTGCAAATCGAGATGAAGAACTCGGTCTCGTAGGTCAAAATGGTACTGAAGAGGAAGATGGAGATGGTGAAGATGAAATGACTGAAGAGGATTTTCTAGAATTATTAAGGGAATTAGATGACTCAGACAGTCAATTAGATAATCTAGATAAGGAATTAAACCATATGGATGATGACGATTTCCTACTACATTATGCTTCTAAATATTATGATCCAGTTAAAGCACATGAATACTATATGAGAACTAGAAAACTCAAAGGGCATAAAAGAAAAACTCTAAATGAACAAGGTAAAGCGGCTTTAGCATACGTTCGTTCTAATATGAAAAGCGAATACTCAAAAAATAAACTTAGATTAAGAACAACATATATAACTAATAGGAATAAGAAAAAAGAAGCGTATAAGAATTCAATGCTGAATTATAAAAACTCAACAAAAGCTAAACTTAAAAGTCAATCTGAAATGACTAAATCCAAAATTCAAAGTTTGATGAAATCATTAAAAGGAATGACTAAAGAGGAACGTAAATTAAAACGAGCAGGAATAAAAGAGCAAATTGCGAAGTTGAGGGAAGATAATAAAAAAGCACGTAGTGAAATAAACACTGTGTATAAAAACTGGATGGTTAACTATAAAGGTATAAAGAAGAGAGTTATGGATGATGACCGTACAGAATATGGTAAACAAAGAACAAATCTTAAAAGCGATTACCGTAAAAATCTTGAATCGGAAATTGAAAAGATTTACGGTGAAGCTAAATTCCATAAACCATCTGGTAAGAGAGGTCGTCCTAGAAAGAATACTGGAGGCTCTTCTATTAAGAAGGGTAGAAAAGGTAAGAAGGGTAAAAAAGAAAATTTCAATCCTAATATAACAGGAAAAACTAAGGGAGGAGTAAAATTACTGCCATGAAAAAAGGAAAATTTGATTTTTCAGGATATGCCACTAAAAACAATTTACGTTGTTCAGATGGCCGCGTAATAAAAAAAAACGCATTTAAAAAAAATGATAATACCAGAGTACCATTAGTATGGCAACATCAACATGATGACCCAAGTAATGTTTTAGGTCATGCTATGTTGGAAAACCGTGAAGACGGAGTTTATGCATATTGTAAATTTAACGATACAGATAATGCAGGTGTTGCTAAAGAACTTGTTAAACATAAGGATATTGTAAGTCTATCAATTTATGCTAATGGACTTGTCCAAGAAGGAAGTAATGTTGTTCATGGGATGATAAAAGAAGTAAGTCTTGTTTTATCCGGAGCCAATCCAGGAGCATTTATAGATAATATTTCTCTAGCTCATGGAGACGATGCTGATTTTACAGAAGCAATAATTTATACTGGAGAATTACTTCATGCCGAGTCTTCAAAACCATTTAAAAAATCAAATAAAAAGTCGAGTGATGAAGATGAAGAAGACGAAGATGAAGAAAACACTCAAGAAGATGAGGAAGAGGAAGAACTAAAACCTAAAAAATCTTCGAAAAAGAAATCTAAAAAGAAAGATGATGAAGAAATTTCACATGCCGATAATGAAGACGAAGATGATGAAGAAAATATCGATGATGAAGACGAAGATGGCGAATCTTTAAGAGATATTTTTAATACACTCACACCAAAACAAAAAGATATGGTATATGCGTTATTGGCTAATTCTGCTGAACACTCAGACATTCAAGGAGGAACTAATATGAAGAAAAATGTTTTTGAAAAGCAAGACGAACAAACAACTTTGTCACATTCAGAAATGCAACAAATAATCAAAGATGGTATCGAATTTGGTTCATTGAAGGATGCAGTTCTTGAACATGCTGCACAATATGGTATCGATAAGATAGATGTACTATTCCCAGATGCTAAAGCTGTTAACTCAGAGCCAATCCTAATCTCAAGGGACATGACATGGGTCAAAATGGTACTAAATGGTACTAAACATTCACCATTTGCTAGAATAAAATCTACAGCTGCTGATATAACTGCTGAGGAGGCTAGAGCAAAAGGTTATGTAAAAGGTAAGAAGAAAGTTGAAGAAGTAATAAAAGCCCTAAAACGTGTAACTGGACCTACTACTGTTTATAAAAAACAAAAGCTAGATAGAGATGACATAATCGATATAACAGATTTTAATGTTGTTACTTTCCTTAAGAAAGAAATGAGAATGATGCTTGATGAGGAACTAGCAAGAGCAATATTAGTTGGTGATGGTAGAGAAATAACATCACAAGATAAAATAAATGAAGACAACATTAGACCTATTTGGAAAGATGATGAAGTATTCGCAACAAAAATAACATTTGAAAAGGCCGATTTCAATCCGGATGCATTTATAAAAGGAGTTCTAAGAGCTCGTACTGAGTATAGAGGAAGTGGAAGACCATCGCTATATATTCATCCAGATCTATTGACTGAATTACTTCTTATTGAAGATAAGATGGGTAGAAGAATATATGAAAGTGAACAAGCTTTAGCTACAGCTATGAGAGTTAAAGAGATAGTAGAAGTACCAGTTATGGAGAATATAACAAGAGATGATGCCGGAACAAAGATAGATCTTGTAGCTATAGTTGTTAATCTAAATGACTATACTGTTGGTGCAGATCAAGGCGGAAGTATATCAATGTTTGATGACTTTGATATCGATTTCAACCAATATAAGTATTTGATAGAAACTAGATGCTCTGGCGCATTAACAATACCTAAATCCGCTCTAGTATTCGAAAAGAAACAACAATAAACTATGCATTGCACTGGTCATATTGGATATTTAACAACTGTTGAAACCTCACCAGGTATTTGGTCAGAGAATATCGTCGAAGCGCCATACTACGGAGAATTTATAAGTATCAGTAGTAGGTTTCAAGAAAAATCTAAATTAAATGACGATATTTCTCTTGATCAGATAGCATCAATAGTTGCAGACCCAACTCTTTATGCTAATTTTATGAATATTAAATATATGGAATACTTAGGTGTTAAATGGAAAATTTCATCCATTGAACCTAGGTATCCACGTTTAATATTAACCTTAGGGGGTGTCTATAATGCGCCATAGATTAGAATTGCAAAAAAAGTTGGAGGTTATTTTAGGCACAAGGGAAGTATTCTTTCAACCACCAGAGTCTAAAAAAATAACAAACTTTCCAGTTATCATTTATACGCTTCAGCAAGTAAATACTATATTTGCCAATAATAAAAGATATAAAATGGATGAAGCGTATCAAATAACATTGATAACTAAAGACCCAGAAACAGATTTATATGAAAAAATATTATCTGCATTTGAAGATGATATTAAGTTTCATATATTATTTGATAGGTTAACTCCTATGAATAATTTAAATCATTTTTATTATACAGT